GATATCAATTTGATAATTTTTTATCATCTATTGATTGGGTAGCTCCTCGTCCTACTACTTTTCGTATTAACTTAAAAAATAATGAATTCTTTTATTTAATTTATAATGGTAGAAGTTGGATAGCTCAAGTAGAAGGTAAAAGTTATTATTTATTAAATTTACCTGAAGAAGAGCAAGCTGCTATGGCTGTAGCTAGAATATTAAGGTATGGTTCACCTGAAACCGAAGAAGAAGGAGGAGAAGAAGGTGGTGAAGGTGGTGAAGAAGAAGTAGATGTAGAAGTTGATACTGAAGAAACTGAAGAGGTATGATAGATCCTATTATTACATTTTTAAGTAAAGTAGCATATAAATTTCCTAAAGGTTATCCTGATATGAATGATCCTAAGGATAAAAAAATGTTATTTGAAATGATAACAGGAATTGTTGATGAAAGTAAAGCTGATGATAAAAAAACAGCTATACAAATTATTAAAGATACTTTTAAATTAGATGATGAAGCTTTTAAAGATAAAGGTTTAAATTTTCATTTATTAGTTCCAAGACAAGAACGTCAACAATATATTGATGATATAGAAAAATTAGAAGGATTTGAATACAATCCCCAACCATCAGGATTTTCAAGTATAGGGTATTTAACTTATGGTGATGTTAAAATAGCAGTTAAACCATCAGGAATACAAGGTACAAAATCAGCAGGATTAGAAAATGAAGATATATTTGTAAAAAATATAAATAAATTTCTAGAAGATGGTCCTAAAAATATTATTATTACTGATGGAGAAAGATCAATTGAATTCCCAGATGTTACAGAAGTAAAAGGATCTGGTACAGCAACAGGAAATTATTCTAAATCAGATGCTAATTTTTATAGAGGTGATAAAGATTTAGGAGGAGTATCATTAAAAAAAACAAACGCTATTTATTGGGAATCTGCTGATGTAAGATTTAAAGAAGAAGTTATGAATTTATTAGATGCTATAATAAATGGTAAACTTGGAGATGAAATTTCATATAAACCTTTAATTGATAAAAGAGGAAATGAAGATCCTACAATTATAAGAATGTGGAATAAAGTAACAGACGAAAAAATTCCAGGTATTGTAGTAACAGATCTACCAGAAATAGATACTTATCAAGCTATATTTGGTAATGACCAAGTCCCGGTTGCAATGGGTACATGGAAAGAAAGTGATTTTTCAATACAAGGAGATGATTTAATTATTGAAGCATCTAAAGTATATGAAGATATTGATGATGTAGAAGAAGATGGAGCTATGCCTGTGTTAAATATACGACATGATATGACTAAAAGGAATACAAGAGGTTTAAGAGCTTTACTCCAAACAGAAAAATCAATATATAAAGATGGAAAATTAAAAGGAAAGAATATTAATTTACCATATGACTCTTTTAATTAATATGTATAACCATGAATAGATTACGTAAATTAATAATAGAAGCATTACAAACCCCAAAGAAAAAAGATTGTAATTGTGGGTGTGGTGGTTGTTCTTCTAAACGTATTGGTCCCATATTAAATGAAAATATGGTTTTTAATACTCCATTGTCTAATAATTTAAAACATTATATAGACAATAATATACCATTAAATAGACGTTTAGATGGTATGAAAAACAATGAATATAATAAAATCATAACAGAAGCTAGATCATTATACTCTCGTTTAGTTTTAAATGTTAATGATAAAAAAGATAAAAAAATATTAGAAAGTAAGTTATTAAAAGAAGATAGATTCATTGTCATGTACAGACGAAAAGATTCTGAAGCTTTAAAGAAAAAAGGATTTGATCCTGAATACCCAGCATTTGCTCCAGAAGCGGTTAAAAAAGGGGGATGGAATAAAGGGAAAGAATTTATGGTATCTTATGGTGATTATGAAACACCCAGAGATAGAGCAAAAGCTCATGCAGAAAAAAATACAAAAGAAGATGGTGAAACCTTTGAATATGGTGTTCATCTTCAAAGAGATAGAACAAGATTTGAAGAAAAAATCAATTTAGGAAATGCAAAAGAAATGTTTATGCCTGTACAAGGAGGACAAAAAACATTTCATAAAGAAATGTCTAAAATGTTTGAAGATTCTAAAGAAGATTATTCTAAATATTATGACGAATTTAAAGAAGTATTTCGTGATATTTTAGATAAATTAAATGACATAGATACTAGTATTGATTTTGTAGCAGCAGGAATAACAGGAGCTGACCCTATAGATATAGACATTAATCAGAAAACTATGGGTAGATTTGCGGGTGTTAAAAATGTAAAAGAAAATATTCAAAATATGCTAAATGAAGGATGGCCAACTGGACTTTTATCGTTATTAGGATTAGCTTTAATGGCATGGAGTAGTAAAAATAATGTTTCTGTTGAAACACCATCTGACGAAGAATTTGAATTTCAAGATAAAGATTGGAATAAAGCTGATGAAAAAACAAGATCTGAATTATTATCTAAATTATATAAAACAGCAGGTTCAAATGTAAAAAATACTGATGTTAAAGTAAAAATGACATGGGATGAATTAATACCAGTAGTTGGAAAAGAATTAGGTGATAAAATTTATACTTTTAATAAATAAAAATATGTGTAATTGTCAAAAATGTAAATGTGGAACAAGTTGCGAATGCACTTGTTGTAATTGTTAATATATAGTTCGATTCATAGCCGAACGATTTAAATTTTTTTTAGAGAGCTGTGGCCTCATTTTGGAGACCCAGCTCTCTTTTTGTATGTTTAATAATAAAATAAATTAGAAATGACTAAAGTAGTAATTGTAGGAGCAGGAGTAGCAGGAATTAATGCTGCTACTAAATTAGTAGATAATAACTTTGAAGGAAAAATAACAATTATTGATATGGGTAAAGATCCATATAATAGATTACCTGAAGAAGTAATGACAGGTATGTTAGGTGCTGGTGGTTGGTCTGATGGTAAATTAACATATCATACTTCAATAGGAGGACATTTATCAAAATATTGTGGAGAAGAAAAAGCAATGGAATTAATGGATCAAGTTATTAATAATTTTAAAAGATTTCATCCTAAACCAGAAGAAGTACAATGTTCTAATCCAGTAGCAGAACCTGATTTTATTAAACCTTATTTTGGTTTAAGATTATTCCCTGTATGGCATGTTGGGACTGATTATTTACATGAAATAGGTAAAAATTGGTATAATTATTTGGTAGATAATGGTGTAGAATTTATTTGGGAAACTAAAGTTGGGGATATTGATTTTGATAATCAAGAAGTATATTGTGGTTTAGGTTCTAAACATGAACTTAGTTTTAAATATGATAAACTTATATTTGGTGTAGGTAAATCAGGAATTGACTTCGGAAAACAATTAGCTGAAAATTATAAACTACCAACAGAAGCAAAACCTGTACAAATAGGTGTTCGATTTGAAGCACCACAAAAACACTTCCAAAAATTAATTGATGTTAGTTATGATTTTAAATTATATAGAAAATTTGATGATGAAGGTGTATCATTAAGATCATTTTGTACTAATAATAATGCTGCTTATGTTGCATTAGAAGAAACATATGGGGATTATAGTTACAATGGTCATGCTAAAAAAGATCCTAAATATAAAAATGATATGACTAATTTTGGTATTTTAATGGAAATTAGAGGTATTAAAAATCCATTTACTTGGTCTAGAGAATTAGTTGATAAAGTAAATAAAGTATCAATTGTACAAGGAGAAGGATATAGCGGAGGTAGAGCTATTGGTAGATTTGCAGCAAAATATAAAGCAGGATTATATTATAGTCCTATAGGAAAAGATAAATCAAAAACATCAGAAGGTGATTGGGTAAAAGCTCATTATATTGGTGAAGATAGTTTGGAAGATGTTAGAGATGCTTTTAAAGGTTATTTTAAATATATAGAAGATTTCATTAATGATATGAAAAAAGTATTTCCTACATTAAAAGATGATTGGGGAATCTATATTCCTGAGGTAAAATATTTATCTCCTGAACCTTTAGTAAATTATAAAGACTTATCACTTACAGAATTTTCAAATGTACATTTTGTAGGTGATGCCTTAAGTGCAAGAGGTATTACAGTATCGGGTGCACAAGGAACTTACGTAGCTGAAAGTTTAATCAAAAACCAAAAAGAATGCCAAGAAAAAAAATCGTTACCGAACCACTTATTAAAGAACGAATCCTTAAAAAGAGAGAAAAAGATGGAAGTTTAACTGAAATACATACTTTACAAATTAAAGATGAATTTAAAATTCACAATTTTGAAGGACCTGCTATAATTAATAAAGAATCT